ATATTAAGAATTTTGCGTCAACTGTATCTTTAACAGAAACAGCAGGTCATAAAGTTGTTATAATTGATGAAGCGGATTATATGAATCCAGAGTCCGTTCAACCTGCATTAAGAAATTTCATAGAAACATTTTATAAGAATTGTAGATTTATCTTTACTTGTAATTTTAAGCATAAACTTTTACCTGCATTGCATAGTAGATGTACTGTTATTGATTTTGCGATTACAGATGGTGATAAGAATAAATCTTATAGTGATTTTCATAAGCGATTGCAGTATATTTTAAATGAAGAAAAGATAGAGTTTGATCCAAAAGTACTTGCAGAATTAATACAAAAATATTATCCAGATTTTAGAAGAACTATAAATGAACTTCAACGATATTCAGTAAGAGGTAAAATTGATAGTGGTGTTTTATTCAATTTAACTGAAGCAGATACTAAAAAACTTATAGCGATTTTAAAAGACAAAAGATTTAATGATATGAGAAAATGGGTTATTCAAAACCTAGATAAAGAACCATCATCATTATTTTCAACAGTATATGAAATACTATACAAATATTTACAACCACAATCTATCCCACAAGCAGTTTTAGTTATTGCTGGGTATCAATACAAGGCTGCTTTTGTAGCAGACCAAGAGATTAATATGGTTGCTTGTTTAACCGAAGTAATGGCGAATTGTAAATTTAAGTGAGGAATATATGAAAACAAGTAAAACAAGTGGACAATATTTCCTTGATGATGGTACAGATATAAGGATAGGTTGTTCTAAAGATATAAAAGAAAGAGTAAGTAAACATCAATCATCAAATAACAATATTAAAATAGTGGCAATAGTGCCTACAGACCCTAAAGAAATATTTGATGAGGAACAGAAGGCATTTAATCACTTTCAGGATTATTTGTTACCTAAAAAAGGTTCAGGTGAATCATTTTATAGTAGAGATATATTAAATAAGATACCTGGTTATGTGGTTGATAGAACATTAGAAAGAGAAAATCTACTTAATAAACAAATAAAAAGAATTGGTACTATTCAAACACTATGGGGTGAAGAAAGTCTTATCTCTTTTAGAGAAAGATGTGATATATTTCCAGACCAATATGTTGCCTTTAAAGGTAAAGCAGGCACCAAGAGTGGCGAAAGACCTAGAAAAGAAACTATTGAAGGTAAAACTTATAAGGTTTCTGAAAGAGGCAAAAGGTTGATACAATCAATTAGAAGAGATACAAAAAATAAAATGAACAATGTACGAACTTAAAGAATTTAAATAAAGGATATTAATGAACGCAATAGTACAGAAGATAGGTAGATGGCATAGTAAAGTATTTGGTTATGTTTCTAACAAAGCAAAAACAAGTAAGTGGTGGGCAATAGCATTAACCTTACTTGTTTTATATGAAATTGTTGAACACGTGGTCTATCCAATATTAGTACCATATCTAGCATATATGCATTGGTTTAAATAATGAAAAAATACGAAGTAGATAAAATAACACCTTTACACGATTTGTCCTGGTATATAAAATGGATAAGTTCTTTTATTTTATTAGCAGGTATGATGTTAACTTCTTTTGAAGTAGCACCCTATAATTTATACTTTCACTTAACAGGAGTAATGGGTTGGTTTGTAGTGGGTATGTTATGGCACGATAGGTCATTAATAGTTTTAAATGCAGTTGCAGTAGCAGTATTCACAATGGGCATTATTAAATATTATATTATACAATGAGATTTATTCATTTTGGTCCTGTAATTGGTGGTGAAGTAATTAGTCCTGTTTTGTGTAAGGAATTATTAGAACGTGGACGCCAAACTACAGTATCACATACCCAACAACTTGCAGGACATTTAGATAAAGAAAATTTATTTACAGACAAAGATAAACATTGGTTTGTAGAAAATTTTAAACAATATTTTATTCCATATTTTAAAAAAATACAGGACCAGCACGATCCATTATTTTATTATGCTGTACATCCTTTTAAAAAATGTATGATACAAAATTTATGGATAAATTTTATGAAGGCAGGAGAATATAATCCTCCACATACTCATAGTGGATCATATTCTTTTGTGTTATTTTTACAAGTACCAGAAGAGATAAAAAAAGAAAGTGCAGATTTTAAAGGTAATGGTCCAGGTCCTGGTCATATTATATTTCAATATGGTGAAGACCAACCACAAATTATAACTAGGCATTCTATATGTCCAGTTGCAAATGAATTATGGATATTTCCAGCGTCATTACATCATAGTGTTCCACCGTTTAAATCAGATGTGGAGAGGATATCAGTATCAGGTAACATTTTATTAACAGAAGGTGTTGGTGTAAAGAATACACCTTTATATGAGAGTGGCGAGCTATCTTTTATAGGTGATAAGGCAGAATTTAATATATGAAAAGAGATATATTTGAAAGTGTAATAGATGTAGGTAGTGGATTTATATTAGCTATACTGATACAATTACTTATTTTTCCACTCTTTGGATTACATCCAACGATATTGGACAGTATAGGGATTGCCTTAATATTTACAGTGGTTTCTATGATTAGGTCTGCTGTATGGAGATGGTGGTTTAGGAGGAATGATGTACGAATTAAAAGATTATTTAAAAGCAATTAATGAAACTAAAGAAAATCTATTAGATACAAATGATATTACTTGGGAAAAGAAATATCCACCATATGTAATTAATAGATGTATGTCTATGTTTTATGATACTATAATGCATAGTAATGAAATGAATGGTTTACACTTCCTACCAAAACGTATGCAATTTCACTTTTTCATAAATAGTATAAGAAAGAAAAGGCGATTTGGAGGTAAATGGTTATCGCAAACCAAGTTAAAGAATTTAGCGTTAATTAAAGAGTATTATGGATATAGTAATTCAAAAGCAAAAGAAGCTCTTAACATACTTTCAGAAAACCATATTGAGAATATTAAAATAGAACTTATAAAAGGTGGGAGAAAGCTTAAATGAGCGAAGAAATTATTAGTTGGTCACAAGGAGATATGTTAGAGGTTACTATCAAGCAACCAGATGATTTCCTTAAAGTACGAGAAACATTAACTAGAATTGGTGTAGCAAGTAGAAAAGATAAAACTTTATACCAATCTTGTCATATTCTACACAAACAAGGCAAATATTACATAGTCCATTTCAAGGAATTATTTGCTTTAGATGGTAAAAAATCAACGTTATCGCAAAACGATATTCAAAGAAGAAATACAATTACTTTATTATTACAAGACTGGAGTTTAATAGATGTGGTTAAAAAAGAAATGACTGAAGATAAAGCTCCGTTGAGTCAGATAAAGGTATTACCATTTAAAGAGAAAAAAGACTGGACTTTATCTGCTAAATACAATATAGGTAAAAAGGTTGACGATAAAAAGAAAACCGAAGAGAAAAAACCTGAAGAAAGTCCAGTAACAGATGGCGAATAAATGCAGATACCAAAGTTCAAAGATTACATAACAGAAGCTAAAATTTCTGGACCATACAGATTAATCATTATATCAGATGAACCTGAAAATGATTTAAATTTCCATACAGCAAAAAATTTATTGAAACAAGCATTAAAGCTTGGTCATAAGGCATATATCTATAGAAATACTGGTGGGTATGTAACTACCGAGGAAGATGGTGAGTTATATTTCCATAACAAGGACGATAAAAAAGGCTTTAGAGTTTCATCAAGAGATTCAATTGCTATTGTTAGAGGTTCAGTTGTACGTAGAGATAGTTGGTTAGACTTAATATCAAGATTAGAAAAGCACGTAGTGTGTGTAGTTAATAGCAGACAATGTGTAAATGTATGTGCTGACAAATATAGAACTTCATTGAGATTATCTGATTATGGTATTAAACAACCTGTATCAGTATTAGTAACTGATCCAGAAAATTCAATGGAAGCTTTTGAACAATTAGACGATAAATTTCCAGTTATTTTAAAAACATTAAGAGGTTCAAAAGGTGTAGGTGTCTTATTCATTGAGTCAGAAAAATCATTAGATTCAATTGTACAATTACTTAATAAACAAGATGAGGATTCTGATATATTATTACAACAATATATTAAAACAGATTGGGATGCTAGAGTTTTGGTATTAAGTGGTAAAGTTTTAGCGTCAATGCGAAGAGATGTTGTACCAGGAGATTTTAGAAGTAATGTATCAAGAGGTGCGGAGGTAAGAGAATTAGAACTAACAGAATTAGAAGTAGAAGAAAGTTTAAAAGCTGCTAAGGCAGTAGATGGTCAATGGGTTGCAGTAGATTTTATCCCATCCAAAAATAGAAAGAAAGACCCACCATTTGTTATTGAGGTTAATTCATCTCCAGGCACAGAAGGTATTGAAGAGGCAACAGGAAGAAATTTAAGTAAAGAAATAATACAACATTTTGAAAATAGAGATACTTGGAAGAAAGTACCTGGTGAATGTGGGTATAAAGAAGTTGTCCATATACATCCATTTGGACGTATAGTAGGTAAATTTGATACAGGTAATTCAGGTACGTCTGTTATACACGCTGATAAATTAAAAACAAGCGGTGGTAAAATCACTTGGTCATTAAAAGGTAAAACAATTACAAATGATATAGTACGTAAGCAAAAAATTAGTGTAGGTGGTTTAAGAGATTATGAAGAAGAAAGATATGTCATTAAACTTGATGTAGATTTTGCAGGTGGAGAATATAAAGATGTAGAATTTACACTTGATGATAGAGATGAAAAATCAAAAATATTATTTGATAGGGAAACTATGAATAGATTTAATGTTATGGTTAACCCTAATAGAAAATATGTAATAACAACAAAGTATAGTTTAGATGACAAGAAAGGAGAAAAATAAGATAAGATGAGTATAAAAGGAAAAGTGAAATGGTTTAACCCAACAAAAGGTTACGGTTTCATAGCAAGAGAAGACAATGAAAAAGATGTTTTCGTACACTCTTCAGCACTACAAGCAGCAAACTTGGAGTTAAATGAAGGTGACGAATTAACGTTTGAAATTACTGAAACACAAAAAGGTAATTCAGCAGTCAACTTACAAAAAAACTAAAAAAGAAAGAGAGGCGCTACATAATGTCAGATAGCACACCAGAACTTGGTAAATTTACTTCATATAGAACCAAGGAAGAGATAGCAAAAGACATTAAATTTATTTTGGAAGATAAAGTAGCACCTGCTGTAGCCCAACACGGTGGGTTTATAAATTATTTAGATTTTGATATGGAATTAGGTGTGGCAAAATTAGAATTAGCAGGTAGTTGTTCTGGTTGTGCAATGTCTAAGCAAACATTACATCAAAGTGTGGAAGATATGCTAAAGCATTATGTTCCAGAAGTACAAGCAATTGTAGGTGAAGATGATCC